TTTGTCATCAAACTGGTCATTGGCATCCTCATTTGACCGCACAAACAACAGCCACATATCATCTGGAGTCCAAAAATAAGATGTTAAGCCCTGGACTCTATCCAGTAGTTGCTTGTCAGTGTAGTTCTTTACGTTAGTCATTGGTTTCAACTGTTAATTGTGATAGTGTAGCCGCCACAGTACCCACTGTAATGGCATAGGATGCCACTGTTACTACTGCAACAGGCAAAGTTATAGGTGCGGCAATAATAACACCTGCAATAGCTCCTATTGTGATTGCTACTTTCTGTACTTTCTTCCAGAACTTGGGGGTCTTTGCGGACCATCTTTGTTTTATGCTCATCTTGTTAACTGTACTTCGATTAGTTTCTTCACTGACTGAGTTAGCTCACTGATTTGCTCTGCCAGGTGCTTGATCTCCAGCTGAGTCATTTTCTCAATGGCTTCATACTTGAACCTGGACTCATTGTCAACCAGTTCAATCTTACCTTTGAGCCTTCCTTGAGTCTCAATTATTTTCTTTTGTTCATCTACTACCATTTTAAGGTCAATGTGCAATGCTTTTAGGAAGTATCCTATTGCTGACATTAGTACTGTGATCACTGTGAATGCTATCTCATTAAACGCCATTACAATATCAGTATTGAGTTGTTATATCCGTTCTCTCTCATCCCCCCACATGGACAGCCACTATGGCACTGCCCTACACAATTACAATCACAAGCATCAATCATAGGTCTAAGGTCAGTATCTCTGTTGGTAGGGTCTGTGAAGCCAGGATACAATGCTTTGTTAGCAATCAAGTATCTAATCAACCGTTGTTCAAAGAATGAAGCCTTCTGTGCAAAGTGCTCCATCCCGAATGCAACCTCTGACCTACCCACAGATGTAGAGAAGTCACCCGATTGTTGCTGCAATCCTTTGTTCTTAAGCTGGTAAGTCAAGCCAAAGACAGCATCCTCTGCTGACCTCCAAGCAATGACTGGCTGTATGAACAGAACAAGGTCCTCTTCATCTACAGTCAAGGTCTGAGCGTTGTATGCTGCCAACAGATAGTTGTAGTAGGTTGTTCCTAAGATAGGCATCACTCTAAGCTGAGCCTGTGTTGCTATGTATGGTGTTACATCAGTCACATCCACATTGGCTGTGATAGGAGTGTTGGTCTTGAGGTAGGTTTCTGTTATAAAGTAGTTCATGGTGCAGGTGTTTCTGTTGGTATTACGTCACCGCCTTCTATAGGAGGCAAGGATGCAAGTGCTCTGACCTCATTAGGTGTCATTGCATTAAGTACTTTAGTGGCTACAAGTGGACTCAATGAGTTGATGGCATCAGCTGTCTTAGATGCATCACCTTCTATCTCAACAATAGTCTCATTTATTATCTGGAAGTTGTTGAGCATATACTTACCTGGTATCTTAGCCAGTGCCAACAGTTCGTTTACTATCTCTTCAACCTGGTCTCTCAATGGCATCACTACATTCTTCTCAAACACAACGTATGCCTGCTTGATATCAGCCCCACCGCCAAGTGCTCCTGTAGTACGTACTCCCATCAAGATAGGGTCAATGGTGTGTGAGAAACATATCTGCTCAGTATTGAGTGCAGAGGCTTCATGAAACAGCTTATCATTGTTGTTGGTAGGTAATGACTCTATCTTTGGTAGTTGGTCAGCTGAGTTAGCAAAGAAAGCGACAGCTTTGCCCGAGTTGGCGGCTCCTTTCAACCTATCAATGGTATTCTTGATCATGTGTTTTTCCTCTTCTGACTGTGGTCGCTTAGGGAACATCATAGCAAAGGAAGGAAAAATTGAGTTTTGGATGTTACTCTTAGCGAAAAATGACAGTTCACCACTCAAAAATGCAAAATTAAGTGCAGAACTGTACTGTGGCAGCGGATACCACTCTTGACCCAAGGTCATTATCTCATAAACATACAACTGCTCAGGGTCTCTGTTGGTAGGATGTGCCCTCTTGATAGGTACTACATCAATTCGAGCTGACCAGTCATCACACATGAAGTATGTTATCTTATCTCTGGCAACTCTCACCTTCTCAGGTGATACATTCTCTATCCTGTACAGCTCACCTTTCTCATTATAGCATAACTTAAAGTACACTCTATGGTGAACAATCAACTGCTGAGCTATAGCCTTGCTGGTCTTGTTGAGCTTCATCTTTTTTTCAAAGGTGTACAGCTTTAACTTATCCTCATTCGACATCTTAGCAGTCTCAAGAGTGTACCCACCTCCTACTACTGCATTGGTCTTGAAGTCCACAATGGCACCATGTAAAGGTGATGTGTAGTAAAGTTGGTTAAGCAGCTCTGGGAACATATTATCCTGCCCAAATGGTATGTATCCAGCTATCTGGTATCTACCATTGACATAAGGCAATGATAAGTTAGCACTTCCCACATTGCCAAATGGTGTGCTAAAGGATTGATAACCTTCCACTACTTCTGTTGTTGCTTGAGGCTTAGAGCCTACGAATCTACTATACCATGCCATTAGTCATATATTGAATTAATTTGTACACCTGCTACTACCATCCTGCCCTCTTCTATCATGGTCAAGCCAGTAGGGTCTAAGGTAGGCACTGAGCTCTCATACACTCTGTATCTATACTGACCTTTGATAAAGTCAATATCTGTGGGCTCATCAAGTGTGAATAGGTTAAATCTTGAAGGATATGCAGAAGTATCTGTACCTTCCCAATAGATAAGGGTGGCAGTAGTGTTGAACTCATCTTGAAACTCAAACAAATAGTAAGGGTTCGGGATGGTTGTCACCTCTGTTAAGGTCAGTACAAATATGTTGACTGTGTCTTTTTCAAGATATATCATACCTATATTGTACTACGTAATTAAAATAATTAAAAAAGCCCCACCGAGATGAGGCTGTTTATAGATATGATAGGGTTATAGTAAACTAGTCAACACAGCAGAAGTCATTGCATAAGCTAACTGGTCATTTTCCGCTAAAAGAGTGACACTGTACTTAGAACCATCTGCACGAGCTACTCCAGAGCCTTCACCAGATGCAGTCAACTGCAAGTATGGGAAGAACCAAAGGATGCCGTTCTGATCTTCAACTATTGCAGATAAGTACTGTTGTCCAGAGCCTAATACTTTAATTGCATTTGACTTAGCAGCCTCTCTTCTGTGGAACATTAGGTTGATAGTTTGAGTTACAAAACTTGAGCCATTGATTAAGTCAATATTGCTATCCTCTGTATATCCAGATGTATTTCTTCTGAACTCAAACTCAATGAATGGGTCCATTCCAACTACTAAGTCAAGTGTACCGATAGTCCATTGTTGAGCAGGTGTTCCTGTTCCTACAGGATCAACTAACACTAATGAGTCCATGTCTACATTGTCTTGTGAGTTTACGTAAATTCTTTTGATACCACCGCTGTTGTTGTCACAGCTTTTTTCTATGGTAATTAATGCTTCACAGCTCATAATATTGTATTTTTTAAAGGTTATAAAATAGGGAGGCAATTAATACCTCCCTTTATATTTAGATGTAGAATGCGTTATACAAAACTATCTCAGTAGGGTTTGTGTAATGGAAACCTACCTTCATGTTGGCACGAGTTCTCAATACAGGCTCAGCAGTAGTATCAGATAAGTTGATAGCTTTCAATGCTTTAGAGTCTCCTTCAGCATCAAAACTGTATATAAGATTGTTTTTCAATGTCAACACCATAGTGTTATCTGGCATCCCTTCACAAGTCACTACATTGATACCTAAGAAAGTTAATCCTAATGGTAAAGTAACGAATGTTTGAGTGTTACCAGATGCAGCTTTCAACTCATATGCATTAGCAACATTTGTTGAGACGTAGAATCTTAAGTCAGCTTTACGTCTTACTATTGCAGCAGGAGCAGCGTTAAGCATAGCCTCTAATTGAGTCAATACATTTGATGTAGTGATAGCTCCAGCATATAAACCTACAACATCAACATCATAGAACATCTTGAATAAGTATCCAGTACACAAAGACAATAATGGATCCTCAGATGCATCATTACCTTGCCATCTTAATAACTCAATGTCTTGACCGATAGTCATTGCCATCTCATTCCAGTAGTATGCCATGAAAGATGCAACAGTGAAGTCACCATTAGAACCTTTTGTCATTTGCAAAGCTAAGAAAGATTGCTCTAAATCGAACTGACAAAGCTCAGCCATTGCAGACAATGAACATACATCGATGTCAATAGCATCCAACAAGTCAGTACTTGGTTGGAAAGAACAGTTGTAAGGTTGCAACACTTGACCAAATACTACATTGGCTAATTTTGTTTTTGACTTTACACCTGGTAAAGTACGGAAGTTGTTAGGAATATCTGGACTTGATAAATAAGCCTTAGAATAAAACTCCTCTGGGTTCGCAGCTAAGAGTGCGTTTGTCTCAACATCTAAGTTGAATTTTAGGTTACGGTTCATGGTTATTTTGTTTTTGAAAATTTTACGTATTCTTTGAATTTCTCATGTGAAGTCAGCTCCACATTCTCTGTTTCTGTTTCAGTCTCAACAGCAAGACTTTCCTCAAGTTGGTTCTTTAAGTCAGCAATCATTCTGATCACTGCATTCATGTGCTCCTCAAGAATTGGTGCTACGATAGCAAGGATAGCTTCTGTATCAACCGCTGGGTCAATAGCCATCTCCTCCTGTACTGGTGCATCAGCCTCAGCATCTTCTGCTTCTGCTTCTGGGTTTTCTGCTGCAACTTCAGCTTCTTCTTCTGCTACTGGATCAGCAGCCATTTCTGCTTCCATCTCTGTAGGCATTTCCTTGATCTCAATAACTTCTCCGTCTTTAACAACGTAGATTTTATCCTCAATCATGTGTTCTCCATCTGGTAACTTCATTGTATTTAGTTTTAATTGTTCCGATAATTTCATACCTAAGAAGCCTTCAACAGAGTAACCTACTTGACCAGACTCAACCAGTGCATCATAGTATTCTCTATCAGTGATCTGGCTTGTTAACATCAATGTGCCCTTAGGTACCTCAATGCCATATGTTGTGAATGCTTTGTCAGTCTCTGGACTGTCTACTATCCAAGCCTCAAGGATGTATGCAGGAACTTTCTCATCTTCATCATGTTCAAGATTAAAGATGTCCTTGTTCTGTAGGTTGAGCATGAACTTGGCGTGTATCTGCTCAATCACTTCTGCTGAGAACTGCACATCATACTCTTCACCGTCCTCATCTTGTCTATAGATGTTCATAGGTATCATGGCAGGAGCTACAATACGCATCTTAACTGAGTCACTGAATGTCATAGGAGCAACAGCATGAGAATTGAATGCCAGCCCTTTGACCTTGATAGCAGGCTTGTTGGTGAAGGCAATCATTTCCACACCAAGGTCCTGTCCATCAGAGTAAGCCTCATCAATAGTAATTTTGTAAACTGGTCTGTCCATGCCTATATTGTAAAAAGTATTATATTTGTTAAAAATCAAGATTATGGTAACAATTTTAGGGAAAGAAGTACCCAACCAACTACATGAGTTAACGGTCCAGCAGTTCGAGGACATAACAACAATCCATGCTAATCAAGAACTGGATACTATTGAGAAACACATTGACGTGTTCACTTTGTTAGGAGTGCCAGAGGCAGATTGGGATGACGTTTCTATTGAGGAGTTCAAGGAATGTGTTAAGAACTTTAACAACCTTAGTGGAAAGCCAGAGCTCATCAACTCATTTGAGCACATGAACTACACTTACACCGCCTTTGATGAGACGTTCAAGCTGTCAGTTAGGGATACTAAGCACATTGATAAGGTGATGCACTCAAGACATAAGGGATATGTATCAGAGATGCTTGCTATCCTGTTCAAGCGTACTGACCTCACTAAGACTGAGCACTATGCAGATGCACACATCAAGCTCAAGGCAAAGATTATCAGAGAGCTCAAGGCAGAACTTGCCCTCCCTTACTTAGTTGAGATAGGTCAAAAGTTATCCAAGCAAATGCCAAAGGATGAACCTGCCCAAGTCGTGGAGTGAGATAGATGTA